GCTCGGGCGAGGCCGGTGTTGGCCTCGACGATCTCGGTGCGGACCAGGCTCGTGAGCTCGGTGTCGCCGATGAAGACGCGGACCTGCACCGCGGGGGCGGCCGGGCCGGACAGCGGGATGACGGCCTCGGGGCCGGCCTCGCCGATCATCGCCAGCGTCGGACCGGTGACGATGCCGCCCCTGGCCAGCAGCGGCACGTTGGGGAAGGCGATCGACTGACCGCCGAAACCGCCGCCGCCAAACGTCTTCTTGCCGATCTTCAGCTTCGGAATATTGATCCGGGGGATCGTCAGGCTGATCGAATTCCACGCGCTGAGCACGGCGTTGATCGGGCTCTTGATCGCGTTCGCGACGGAGTGCGCGGCGCTCGAGACGCTGCCGACGATGCCCTGGATGAAGTTGACGATGCCGTTGAGGTTTCGCTGCACGGAGGAGTAGGCGTCGCGGGCGCCGCCGGCGATGGCGTCGAACACGTTGCCGGCGGCGTTCAGGGCGAGCGACAGCGCCCCGTGCGCGAACGCGCTGATCCATGAGGCGAGGCCGTTCAGTGCCGACTTGACCGACGAGACGCCGTCGCTGATCGCATTGCGGACCTCGCTGAAGGCGGACACGACGGCCGAGCGGATCGTGTCCCAGTTGCGCGCCAGCGTGACGACGGCAATCCCGATCGGGCCGGTGAGGACGGCGAGCAGCGTCGGCCAGTTGCCGCGCAGCCAGTTCCAGACAGCCTTGGCCGTGCCGAGGACAGTGTCGAACGCCCGGTCGACGATGGCGCGGAACGTGTCCGAGGTCTTGTAGGCGACGACGAACGCGGCGACCAGCGCGGCGAGGGCGACGACGACGATCCCGATCGGGTTCGCGCTCAGCGCCACGTTGACGAGCCATTGCGCGGCGGCGAACGCCTTGGCGGCGCCGGAGGCGACCGCGGTGATCGCGACCCACGCGCTGATGGCGGCGTTGACGAGGAACGTCGCGGCGGCGAGCGCGGCGAGCGCGCCGATGACGACGGGCAGCACGCCCTTCCACTGGCCGAGGAACCCGAGCACGCCGGTGAAGACGCCCATCAGCGTCGTAAACGCGGGGACGAGCGACCCGATGAGCTCGCCGGCGAGGTTCGAGAAGGACTCCTTGAGTACCGCGATCTGGCCGGGCAACGTCTTGCCCGCCGCCGCGGCGGACCCGCCGAACTCCTTGTTGACCTCGGCGAGGATGATCTTCTGCGCCTCCATCGTCTTGCCGGAGGCCTGCAGCGCGGCGATCTGGTCCTTCTGCTGCTCGGTGAACGTGACGCCGGCGCGGGTGAGTTTCGTAACGCCCTTGACCGGGTCGTTCAGCGCCTTGCCCAGTTGCATCGTCGCGCTCTTCATGTCGGTGCCGAGCGCGACCGACATGTCCAGGGCGGCCTTCGTGGTCTGGTCGAAGACGTCGTTTCCCTTGCCCGCCTCGTTGCGGACCTTCGTGAACGTGAGCAGCAGGTTTTCGCCGGACTGGATCGCTTCGTCGTCGACCCCGCTTTTTTTCATCAGCGACTCGGCGAGCCTTCCGATGTGCCCGGCGCTCACGCCGGCGGCGCCGCCGGTGGATTTGATGGCGGCGGCGGTCTGCGCCGACACCTTCGATGCCTCGGAAAACTCGTCGATGCCGGTCTTCACGGTGGCGACCAGCGCACCGATGCCGGCGGCGCCGGCGGCAGCGAGGCCCGCCTTGCCCATGCCCTTGAGCCGATCGCCGAACGACTGAGTGCTGCCCTGCGCCTTGCGGAAGCCGGCGGCGAGGTCGCTCGTGTTGGCGACGAAGTCGACGACGATGCTGGGGTTCGCCATCGGCTACCCCCGGCGGGCCTTGCGGGCGGCGCGCTCTTGGGCGCGGTGGTCGTCTTCGAGGTAGCGCCAGAACGCGGCGAGCTCGGCGGGGTCGAGCTCGTCGACCTGGCGCGGGGTCATGCGCCAGTACCGGCAGAACGCGGCGAGGTTGCGGCCGGCCGCCCGTTCGTAGGGTCCGCCGCCTCGTCCTCCATCGAGAAGGCCAGGACGACGTCGTCCATCTGCTCCCAGTCGAGGTCGTGGCCGAGCCGGCGCAGCTTCAGCCAGCCGAACACGATGAACTTGTCGTCGGAGTCCTCGTCGCCGAGGATCTGCGACAGGCTCAGGCCGGTGTGCTCGCGGATCAGCCGCAGCTCACGCGGCGTGAACCGCGGCGAGGCGATCTCGGCCTTCGTGAGAACGACCTCGTCGGGGACGGTCAGCGTGGCGTCGGCCATCTCATCCCCTTGATCTCCGAGGTCGCGGCGTCCGAGCAGTGCTTGATAAACGCCCGCTCGGTGCGCTTGGCGGTCGGATAGACGAACCGGCCACGTGTGCGCTTCGGCCGGCCCCTCGAGCCTCCGAACTCGATCCACCCGGCGTACGGCAGCCCGGCGCCCATCGTCACCGACCCGACCTTGCCGCGCATGACGTCCCGCACCGATGCCCGCAGCGCACCGGAGCGAACCGGGACGCGGGCGCGAACCGTCGATGCGGTCTGCTCGGCGCTGACCCGGACGGCGTCGTGGACGGTCGCGGAGTCGATGTTGCGAAACAGCCGCTCGGTCCCGGCGGAGAGCTGCTTGACCCCGCGGACCTTGACGTCGATGACCGAGTCGGCCATCTACGGGACCGGCACGATGTTCTTCGCGGGCTCGCCGACGATCGACCACTCGAGCTCGACCGTCGAGGCGTCGCCGGCGTCGCCGTTGATCGGCGACCACGGCTGCGGGATCGCCTCGCCGGTCCATTCCGGGTTGGTGGCCGACACCGGCTGGTCGCGGTAGCCGGCGACGCGGAACGACGCCGGGCTGCCGTCGGCCTGGTAGGCAGTCCAGACCGCGTCGAGGGCGGCCTCGGTTGCTTCGGGGTCGAACGACTGGTAGAGCGTGGCGACGAGCGACCACTTGATGACGCCGGGGTAGTCGCGGCTGCCGCAGAACGTGTCGAGCGTGGTGATCGACACGTCGGGGCTCAGCTCGATGTGGTTGGCGACGCAGGCGAGTTCGACGTCGCCGATCATCAGCGAGGCGTTGGTCAGGATCAGCGGGGTCGGTTCGGCAACGGGCGCGGTCATGCGGTGCTCCTAGATGGCGGTGGGGACGGCGTAGACGACGTCGGCGGCGAGGTAGGTGACGCCGGCGAGGTCGCGCTGGAACGGCGCGGAGACGCGGTCCAGCGGCCAGCGGTAGGCGTCGTCGCGCAGCCGGCGGATGACGTAGGCGACGAGCCGCTCGAGCTCGTCAACGCCGGCGCCGGGCTCGAGGCGCCCGGCGACGCAGGTGACCTGCAGCCGTGCCGTCCACAGGCACGGCCCCATCGTGGTCAGGCCGACGCCGGGCTCGAGCCACGGGTCATCCCAGCCGAGCACAAGCGCCGGCGGCGTCAGGCTGTCCACCACGTCGGTGAACACGTAGGGGTCGGTGTCCTCGATCGGGGCCAGTACGTCGGCAGCGGCCGGGCGCAGCAGGTCGAGCCCGAGCAGCGTCGCCGTGCTCACCCGACGCCCCACTGCTGCTTGTGGGGCAGCAGCGCGATCGCGTGGCGGCGCATCGTGTTCCGCGGCGCCTGCAGCGTCCCGGTGTCCGACACGCCGAGCACCCCGAACGCGGCGTCGTTGGCCTTCCACCACTCGACGCCGCGCAGGATGTTGACGCGGTTGGCGAGCGGGTCGGCCGGGTCGAGCGGTTCGACGCGGTCAACGGCGTCGTCGATCTCCAGGGCGGCCGCCTCCAGGCAAGCGGTGAGGCTTGCCTGGTTGGCGGCCGTCACGGTGATCCGCAGTGCCGTGGCGAGCTCGTCGATGGTGGCGTACGCCATTCGCCTAGCCCTTGTCGATGACGGCCCGCAGCTCGTCCTTGGTCATGCCGGCGTTCGCCGGCGACAGGCCGCGGGACTGCGCCTCGGCGAGGAGTTGGTCCTTGGTCATGGCGTCCAGGTCGCCCTCGGGAGGCGGGTCGGGCGCGGGCTCGGAGCCCCCGGCCCCGCCCGAGCCCTCCTCCCACGGCGGTGACCCGCCGACGGCCTGCTGGTTCGGGGCGTCGTAGAGCTCGCCCATTACGGCGTCTTCGTGATCTCGACGATGGCGGTCGCGTCGATGATCACGTCGGCGAAGTAGCCGGCGTAGGCGACCTGGACGCCCAGCACGCTGGGCTCGACGACCTGCAGCGACCCGATGCGGTCCTCGTAGACCTCCACCGCCGCGGTGCTCAGGACGATCATGGTCCCGGCGTCGAAGCCGGCGGACACGACGACCGGCAGCCCCGAGATCGAGCCGACGTTCCCGCTGCCGATGTCCGACGCGGCGAACCCCGGCGAGATGGCGTTGGTCGGGTTAACCGCCGGGAACGCGGGGCCGAGCAGGCCGAGGGTGTCGGGCGAGCAGGCGATGATGACGCGCCCGGCGCCCTTGGTCGCCGCGTACACCGCGCCGGCGGCGGTCCAGACCGCGCTGTTGACGGCGGCCGGCGTGGCGGGGCCGGTCGGGATCGTCGGCCCGGCCGTGGTCGCCGCGTCGACCGCCACGCACAGCGCCTTCTCGGTCTCCTGGGCGTAGACGGCGGCCAGGTCGTTAATGACGAGGTCCATGATCGACGGCTGCGACCAATCGATGTTCTGTCTCGACACGTTCACGTACCCGCCGTAGGTGCTGGCCGTGACCGGCACCATCCCGATGATCATCTTCCGCGAGACGAGCTCGGTCTTCTCTCCCGACTGCGGGGCGACGTTCGTGTGCTGCGAGATCTTCGGCCGGTTCCACGACCCGGACGGAAGCTGCCGCGGGCCGAGCGCGGTGACGAGCGGCCGCGACTGGTCGATGAAGTTGATGACCGGCTCGAGCATCTGCGACGGCAGCAGGCCGGGGTTGTCGCCGGTCGTCTGGTGCGCCGCGGCGCGGTTGAACAGCTCGAGGCGCTCGGCGGGCTCGGAGGC